TTCGGCGACTTCTACGCCATGCAGGCGCTCATGGTCCGCCAGATGGTGGAGGCGGGGGAGAGCTTCGCCCGCTTCGTGACCTTCGGCCCGGACGAAGGGTTGGAGGTGCCGTTCCAGCTCCAGGCGATTCACCCGGCGCAAGTCCCGCTCGAAACCCTGTCGGCGCTGGTGGACACCCGCATCCGGGGCGGCATCGAGTTCGACGCCGCCGGGCGGCGCGTCGCCTTCCACGTCCTGCCGGCGCGGCCGGACGATCCGCTGGCGCCGCTGGCCGAGCTGTGGAACCCGGTGGCGATCCCGGCGCGGGACATGGCCCACCTGTTCCACCCGGTGGAGCCGGGGCAGCTTCGCGGCCTGTCCTGGCTGGCTCCGGTGCTGCTGGCGGTGCATGAGGTTGACCAGCTTCAGGACGCCGCCCTGGTGCGGGCGAAGCTCGCCAACCTGCTGTGCGCGGCGCTGGTGGACCCGGACGGCACGGCGGGCGGGCTGCCGGGCGACACGGCCGGCGGGGTTCTGGACTTCGGCCTGGAGCCGGGGACCATCCTGCCGCTGAAGCCGGGGACCTCGCTGGAGTTCTTCGACCCGAAGGAATCGAAGCACTACGGGGCGTTCATCAAGAGCCACCTTCAGGCGATCGCCGCCGGGTTGGGCGTGCCCTACGAGCTGCTGACCGGCGACCTGTCCGGGGTGAACTATTCGAGCATCCGGGCCGGGCTGGTGGAGTTCCGCAAGCGGCTGGAGCACTGGCAGCACAACGTCGTCGTCTTCCGGCTCTGCCGGCCGGTGTGGGACCGCTTCATCCGCACGGCGGTGCTGTCCGGGCTGATCGATTTCCGCGCCTACGAGGCCGATCCGGCGGCGTTCCACCGCGTCGAGTGGCTGCCGCCCAAGCCGGTGTGGGTGGACCCGAAGAAGGACGCCGAAGCCGAGATCCTGATGGTCAACGCCGGCTTCAAGAGCCGCACCCAAGTCGTCACCGGCCTGGGCTACGACCCCGAACAGGTGGACGCGGAGATTGCCGCCGACGCCGCCCGCGCCAAGCGCCTGGGGCTGCCCATTGGCACCACGTCGGCACCCGCGCTCCCGTCCCCGACCGACGCCACCCCCACCGATCCGGAGAGCGCATCCGATGACTGAACCCCTGACGCGCGCCCTTGGCGGCGCCACCCCGGCCACGCTCAACCGCGAGGCCCGCACGGTCGATGTGGTCGCCCTGTCCGGGCTGGCGCCGGCGGTGCGCAAGGCCCCGGCCCCGGATGGCACGCGGAAGCCTGGATCGAGGAATTGGACGCGGCGGGTGCGGACCTTGCCCGCTTCATCGGTGGGCCGGCGCTGAAGGATCATCGCGCCACCACCGACAACGCGGTGGGGGTGGTGGATGCGGCGTCGCTGGCGGCCGGCGGGCGCATCGTCGCCACCGTGCGCTTCTCCCGCAAGCCGGCGGCGGACGAGCTGATGGCCGACGTGGGCGACGGCATCGTGCGCGGCGTCTCGCTCGGCTACCGCGTCACGAAATGGCAACTGGCCGGGCGCCGCGACGGCCTGCGCGTCTTCCGCGCCATCGCCTGGGAACCCTACGAGCTGAGTTTCACCCCGGTGCCCGTCGATGCGGGCGCCACCGTTCGTTCACATGAGGACACCATGACCACGACCACGACGGCGGCGCCGGCCGACACCCCGGCGCAGACCACCACCATCGTCACCACCCCGGCCCCGGCCGACACCAGCCGCGCGGCGGTGAACGCGGAGATCCGCTCCATGGCCCGCGTGGCCGGGCTGGATCAAGCGTGGATCGACGGCCAGATCGACGGGGCCGCCACGGTCGACGCCGCCCGCGCCGCGGCGTTCGCCGAGCTGACCCGCCGCGGCGGCGTCACCATCACCACCGCGGCGCCGATCACGGTCGGCACCGACCACACCGACCCCAGCGCCATCCGCCGCAGCATGTCCGACGCGCTGGCCGCCCGGCTCGCTCCCGGCCTGGTCAAAGCCGAGGGGCGGGCGCGGGAGTTCATGGGGCACCGGGCGCTCGACATGGTGGGGGAACTGGCGGTGGCGCGCGGCCAGCGCTTCAACCGCTTCGACCAGAACGCGCTGATGGAACGCGCCATCGGGGCGCACACCACGGGCGACTTCCCCCTCCTGCTGGCCGACGCCGGCAACAAGATCCTGCTGGCCCGCTACGCCGCCGCCAACCCGACCTATCGCCTGTGGGCCGCCCGGCGCGGCTTCACCGACTTCAAGCCCCACAAGTTCCTCCGGGTCGGCGACTTCCCCGCCTTCAAGAACCTCGCCGAGTCGGGCGAGGTGAATTACGGCACCATGTCGGAGAACCGCGAGACGGTGGCGGCGGCCGAGTTCGCGACCGGCATCATCCTGGGGCGCCGCGCCCTGGTGAACGACGACCTGTCGGCGCTCTCGGACTTCTCCAGCATGATCGCCATCCGCACGGCGGCCGACGAAAACCGTCTCGTCTATGGCCTGCTGACCAGCAACCCGGCCCTGTCGGACGGCAAGGCCCTGTTCCACGCCGACCATGCCAACAAGGCCGCCGCCGGGGCCGCCATCACCGTTGCCAGCGTCGGGGCGGCGGTGGCGGCGCTGCGCAAGATGAAGTCGCTCGACGGCATCCCGCTCAATCTGGCGCCGCGCTTCCTCGTGGTCGGGCCGGACAAGGAGTTGGAGGGCCGGCAAGTCCTGGCGAGCATCACCCCGACCAAGGCGGGCGACAGCAACCCGTGGGCCGGGCTGATGGAGCTGATCGTGGACGCCAACATCACCGGCAATGGCTGGTACGTGATGGCCGATCCGGGGCTGTGCCCGACCGTGGTCTATGGCTACGTGGCCGGGTCCGAGGGGCCGCAGATCAAGACGGAAACCGACTTCGACAGCCAGTCGGTCAAGGTGCGGGCCGGGCTGGATTTCGGCTATGGCGTGATCGACTTCCGGGGCGCCCATTCCAACGCGGGGGCGTGACCGTGGCGGCGCTGGCCGACCTCATCGCGTGGCGGGACGCGCTCCAGGCGGCCCGCTACAGCGGCGCCCGGCGGGTGGTCTACGGCGGCAAGGAGACGGAGTTCAAGAGCGACTCCGAGATGGCCGCCGCCCTGGCCGCGCTCAACCGCCAGATCGACGCCGCCGGCACCGCGCCGCGCGTCTCCCTCATCCGCGTTTCATCCTCCAAGGGGATCTGACCCATGAAGACCTTCATCCAGAACGGCGCCTCCCTGACCGTCGCGGCCCCGGCCGGCGGCGTCACCAGCGGGGGCGGCGTCATCGTCGGCGCGCTGTTCGGCGTGGCCGCGACCACGGCGGCCGAGGGCGAGGCCCTGACCATCGCCACGGTGGGCGTCTACGAGCTGCCCAAGCTCTCGACGGCGGTGATCGCCGCCGGGGGCCGGGTGTCCTGGGACGCGACCGCCCATCGCTGCGACGCGCCCGGCGCTGGCCGCTATCCCATCGGGGCCGCCATCGAGGCGGCGGGCAACGGGGCCGGCACGGTCAAGGTGCGCCTGGACGGGGTGTCTACCGTCGCCGCCTCCTGATCCGCCACATGTGACGGGCGCGCGGCCCGCCCGATCCCCGGCCGGGGAAGGCCGCGACCCTCTCTCTTCCCCTCCGGTGCCCCATGATCGACTTCGACCGCTTCGCCGTCGCCCCGGCCTTCCTGACCTTCGGGGAGGCCGCGACCTACACCCCGCCGGCCGGATCGCCCATCCCCTGCCGCGTCATCCGCGAGGGCGGCGGCAAGCCGGTGAAGTTCGGCCCGGTGACGGTCTACCTCTCCAGCCTCACCTTCGACGTGCGGGCATCGGACGTGCCCGATCCCACCACCGGGGGCGTGTTCACGGTGGGCGCCATGGCCTACACCGTGACCGGCACGCCCTACCACCCCGAGGACGATCCGCACGGGCTGGTGTGGAGCTGCGGCGTGCTGTGGGGCGCCCCGATCCTGTACCGCAGCTACAGCGGGGACGGCGGCACCCTGAACCCTCCCAAGGGCAGCGGGTGGAAGCTGTCGGCGGCGGCACCGGCCGGCGCGGTGTCGGTCAGCATCGCCGGCACCCTGGCGCAAGGCCAGCTCCGGCCGGGCGACCGTGTGACCATCGGGACCACAGTCCACACCGTCACCACTACGACCACGGCGGCATCCGGGCGCTTCGACGGCGTGGGAATCGCTCCGGCGCTGACCACGTCCGCCGCCGCCACGCTCGCCGTGACGCTGGGCTTTGCCCGTGACTTCCCCGTGCTGGCCGGGATGGCGGGCTATGACGACGGCTTCGCGGGATCCGTCGTCATAGGAACCCGACGCATCATCGTCATGCAGGACCGCTTGACCGCCGCCGGCTGCACCGACGCGCCGAAGCTGGGGGACAGCATCACCTTCGAAGGGCAGACCTTCGCGGTGGGGGCCGCGACCGCGCTCTATCAGGGGGCGGCACCCTTCGCCTGGGACCTGCAATGCAGGTAAAGTCACCGAAAATTGCGGTAGAAAAGCATACGATGGCACGATTTGCTGCCAAAAAAACAAACGACAACAACGAATGTTCTTCTTTGTAAAACAATAAGAAGTTTTCTCTTCTTTGTATAACAACTCTCCTGCCTTGTGAGAGCGCAAAAGGAAAAAGGGCGATCCCTTGAAAAGGCGAGTGATTTGTTCTTGACGATATGAATGGTGTTCCCCAATTTGTGGGGACGGATGCGGGGGCTCGATCCGGCAAGACCACCCCCGACATCCGCTTGCCATGCAACTTTTCAAGGACTCTAATGATGGAGAATCAACACACTAAGCTGATCAACCACCTTGAGTGTCTCTTCAAAGCGCTGGATCTGATCCTCACCATAATGAGATTGTGGCGCTAACCAGAAACACATCAAGCTTAAGGGGCCTTGGCCACTTCAGCTCGATAACTCTTATATGAGGTGTGCGGCAAGAAGATCAAGAAATTCTTGCCGTACTCCCCATTTCCTACAGGATAAATCTCTCTGTTGATAGTGAGGATTCATTCCTCTGCCTCAGAGTTATGACAAGCCCTTAACACAGAGGCTATTGCAATCTGTGCGATAACCGCGGCCTGAATTGACGACACCAACGCATCTTGTGATTTCGGAAATTTCTTTCATTTTCAATGACATATGCGAAACGGAAGCGGTGGGCGTAGGGGGTATTAATTTCCCAGCTTTCTAACTCCGGTCCCAAAAGGCTTGGCCTGCCCATGGCAATCTGTGCTCATCCCACAAGCGCGCACCTGATATAAATATCAAACCTGTAGCAGTGCCGCTAGCAACTGCTTGCAGTTTGTGCCCAAATGCTAGCGGTCCGCTAGCACCCCTGCCAGGAGGAAAAACGATGGCCGCCGCCGCGCAACAGGTGAACGTCCGCCTCCGGCCGGATCATGCGGATCTCGTGCGGCGGGTGGCCGCCCGGCTGAAAGCGGAGGATGGGTTCGCGGGCGCGCTGGATCGGCTTCTGTCCCGCCCTGACCCGGCCCCCGCCCCGACGACGCCGGATGATGATCGGGTGGGGGCGCTGGAGGCTGCCGTGGGCGAGCTGCGCCAGCGGGTGGCGGCGCTGGAAGAGGGAGAGGCCCCGAAGCCTGCGAAGACGCCAGCGAAGGCCCCGGCCAAGCCGAAGGTCGCCCCTGCACCGGCCCCTGTTCTGGGCACTGGCACCATGTCCCAAGCCGACTACGCCCGCTGGCACGATGTATCCCGCACGTCGGTGAACAAGTGGAAGGAGGCGGGGCACCTGACCATGGCCGGCGACAAGGTGGACGTGGCCGCGTCGGATCGGTGCTTGTCCGGGCTGGGGATGGGGCGGTTTCGGGAGAAGAAGAGCTGACGGAGGTAGGGGATTGGATTGATTTGGGTTCAGCCGTTATCGACACGATCTTGCACATATCAAGTCCGCTACCACCTATGAGCTAGCCACTTGGGGGTTCTCATGCCGAAACTCAACCCGGAAGATTTCATTACCTTTGGTCACGTGTCTGTACGCAAAGATGAAGTGCGGTCGGTTGAACTATCAAGGCGGGGGCTTCGCCGAGACTGGGTTTTCGTTGAGCTACGAGACAAGGAGGGTCGAATTATAGGGTCGCATGGAAGGCAAGTCGGAAATGGGGATTGGGAAAAGCGTGACATAAAGCGCATGCAGGAAGAGTTATTTGGCGCCGACTTGGGGTTTGAATGCGTCGGCACTGTGCCATTAAAAAACCGAATTTTATGGCTCGTCTGGGGCGCTGTCACAGGGATTTTCAAGCTCGCTACAATTCTTCCACGCCTGTTGATTTTGGGGCGCTGACGACGTCGCAGCGGCGCTGGAGCCATATCCTGGGGCGCCGCCCTCCGCATCTCAAGGCCGAGGCTCGATAGGGGGGTGTTGTTTGCATGATTTCTGAAAATTACCAGGAGGAGGCATTAACTTTATTGCCATCTCTCCCGGTAATAAATTTCCTACTACCGCGCTTCCTGCAATAATTGAATTATGGAAACGCGCTGGTAAAGATTTGTGAAACTATCTATAGGAAGGGTTGCAAGTAAGGGCATCGTTAATTCTTGCGGATATGCTGCTTCTTACATCATCTTGTAGACAGACTTTGCACCACTCCCTACATAGTATCTCCCAAACACTAACTGAGCTTTTTAATACTCTATCTCCGACTAATACCGGCTCACGCCTGAGCTGACTCTCGGGCCGCATGGGATTCCCAAATTATAGCGAGCATGATTCACTGAAGCTCCACCGGGAGTGGGAG